CAGTTAGCTGCAAACGTTGAACTTAACAAAGTTATCAACGAATCTGCTCGTAAGGAAATTCTTTCAGTAACTGCTTCTAATATGACAGAAACAGAAAAAGAAAAATTCTTTGGCCTAGCTGAAGAACTATCTTTTGAAGATGCAGAAACTTTTGAGAAAAAGGTTCAGACTATCCGTGAAAATTACTTCACAGGTAAAACATCAACTACAAATGTTAATTCTGTAGTAACAGATGAGCCTATTGAAACTATTAAGGAAGAAGTTAAACTTAATGGATCAATGAGTCAATATGTTAATACACTTAACTATCTTAAATAAAGGAAAATAAAATGTCATCAAGACAAGATTTATTAAAAAAATGGGCTCCAATCCTAGAACACGAAGGTGCTCCAGCGATTAAGGACCAATATCGTAAAGAAGTAACTGCAGTACTTTTAGAAAACCAAGAACGTGAAATGCAAAAGCAATCACATGCTCTATTCGAAGCTGCTCCAGGTAACTCTGGTGGTACAGGTATCGCACTAGGTGGTGAAGCTGGTGCTAATACAGGTACAGTATCTGGTTTTGATCCAGTTCTTATCTCTTTAGTACGTCGTGCTATGCCACAAATGATTGCTTATGATATCGCTGGTGTTCAACCAATGACACAACCTACAGGCCTTATCTTTGCAATGAAATCACGTTATGCTACACAAAACGGTGACGAAGCTCTATTCAACGAAGCTGATACAGACTTCTCTGGTACTGGTGTACATGCAGGTTCTAACCCAGCATCAGGTACTGATACAACAGGTACTGGTCTAACTACAGCAGCTGGTGAAAGACTTGGTCAAGGTGGTACAGGCGATGGTTCTTTCGGTGCTATGGCATTCTCAATCGAAAAAACTTCTGTAACAGCTAAAACACGTGCTCTTAAAGCTGAGTACTCAATCGAACTAGCTCAAGATCTTAAATCAGTTCATGGTTTAGATGCTGAAGGTGAATTAAGCAATATTCTTTCTACAGAAATTCTTGCTGAAATTAACCGTGAAGTTGTTCGTACAGTGTACAAAACTTCTAAAGCTGGTGCTGCTGTTGGTACTGCTGTTCAAGGTACTTTTGACTTAGACGTTGATTCAAATGGTAGATGGTCTGTTGAAAAATTCAAAGGCTTACTATTCCAAATCGAACGTGAAGCAAATGCGATTGCACAACAAACTCGTAGAGGCCGTGGTAACTTCATCCTTTGTTCATCAGATGTTGCATCTGCATTAGCAATGGCTGGCGTTCTTGATTACGCTCCTGCTCTTTCTACTTCATTGAATGTTGACGAAGCTTCAACAACATTTGCTGGTGTATTAAACGGTAAATATAAAGTTTATGTTGATCCATACTCAGCTAACCAAGGTGCTACACAGTTCTTTACTGTTGGTTACAAAGGTACTTCAGCATTTGACGCTGGTTTATTCTACTGTCCGTATGTTCCATTACAAATGGTTCGTGCTGTAGATCCTAACAGCTTCCAACCAAAAATCGGATTTAAAACACGTTATGGTTTAGTTGCTAACCCATTCGTTAATCTTGATGATGCTACTACAGGCGAAGATAACTTAGCTGCAGGTAAGAACTACTACTATCGTACAGTCAAGGTTGCAAATTTGATGTAATAAGGAAATCTTATTACGTTGATAAGTTAATCTTATTACGGTTGTATTTAAAAGGGAGCTTCGGCTCCCTTTTTTTATTGTTATAAATAAGTATATGATGAATGAATATGACGATTTATATGTAAGAGCAGCCTGGTTGAGAGATAATCGGTATAGCGATAAGCCAATAGACGAATTGATTGAAGATCTTAAACTTGCTAAAATCCCAGTCACTGAAAATACTAATACTGATACTTAAAATTATTATAAATAATAAGTATACAATAATGAGGCATTAAAAATGGCAGCATGTCCAGTACCCGATTCAATAAACCCATTAAGTCCTGTTGGATTTAAATTAGATATTTCTAAATTACCTTCAGTTAGTTACTTTTGCCAAGAAGCAACATTACCTGATGTAACATTAGGTTCTATAGCAGTTCCTACTCCACTATCAGTTATGCAAATTCCTGATACTGTTATAACATACGGTGATTTGATTGTTAATTTTTTAGTAGATGATACTATGTCTAATTATAAAGCGTTATACGATTGGATGAAAGGGTTAGGTTTCCCAGAAAACTACGAAGAATATTCAAATTTTATTGCTACAGATACTCAGTTAGGTAAAAGTGAATCTGCTAAAAACTTTTCAGATGGTTCATTAGCAATATTGTCTGCTAATAATACTGTAGTACAAACTCTACAATTTAGGGATTTATATCCAGTATCTTTAGCTTCATTACAGTTTGGTTCTAATTTAGCAGATGTACAGTACTTAGTTGGTAATGCAATTTTCAGGTATTCATATTACGAATTTGGTTAAAAACTATGTACTTTAATACAAATATGTGATATAATATAAATTTGAATGAAGTAACGAGAACATTATGAATATTGAAGAAATACAGCAAGAATGGGAACGGGATTGTCAGATAGATGATAATCATTTAGGTGAAGCATCAACTCATACCCCAAACCTACACTCAAAATACGTTAAGCTTATTATCAACGTCAAACTCAAACTAACAAAAATACGTGGTGATTATAATATATTACGTAAAAATAAGTTTAGATATTACCGAGGCGAAATGTCTAGAGATGAATTAGTATCTCTTGGATGGGAACCTTGGCAGTACAACAAGCCACTTAAAAATGAAATGGATGAATTCTTACAAGGTGATAAGGATTTAAGTGATCTCAATCTTAGATTAGAATATCTTGAAACTATGGGATATCTATTGGATTCTATTCTCAATCAAATTAAAGCCAGAGATTGGCAAATTAAAAACGGTATAGCATGGAAGTCCTTTTTAGCAGGAATGTAATTGAAACTATCAATCGAAAAAATATCTGAAGTACATCTAAGAATTTATTCTGATCCTAATTGTGAACAAGAACTAGAATCATTCTTTACGTATGAAGTACCTGGTGCTAAATTCACTCCTAAGTTTAAAGCAAGAATCTGGGATGGACGCGTCAGGCTCTATAGTCTACTTAGAAAAACACTTTATGTAGGGTTATATAATTATGTTTTAGAGTTTGCAAAACGGGCTAATTATACTGTAGAATTTATTCCAAATGATGACTTTCCAACTCCGATAGAACACAACGATTATAAAGTTCCTGATATTGATAGTTGGATTAAATCTTTAGATATGCATGCTCGAGGTGAACCTATTCCAGCAAGAGACTATCAAGTAGAAGCTGTTACTACTGCATTAAACTTAAATAGAACTGTTTTGCTATCTCCTACTGCTTCAGGTAAATCGTTTATGATTTATTGTTTAATTCGATGGCATATTGAAGAAGGTAGAAAGTGTATGATTGTTGTGCCTACTACATCTCTTGTTGAACAACTCTATTCTGATTTTGAAGACTATTCTACTAATAATGAATTCACCGTAAAAAATCACTGCCAAAAACTTTATTCTGGATTTACTCGAGAAGTGTCTCATAATGTACTGATTACTACTTGGCAGTCTATCTATAAACAACCTAAACAATGGTTTGATAATTTTAATGTAGTCATTGGGGATGAAGCTCATCAATTTAAAGCCATATCTCTCATTTCTATTATGGAAAAGATGAAAGATGTTAAGTATAGAATTGGTACCACAGGAACTATTGATAGTAAAAAAATCAGTCAACTTACCTTAGAAGGTTTATTTGGTCCTATTCACAGAGTGATCACCACAAAAGAATTGATGGAAACTGGGAAGGTAGTGAATATTGATATTAAATGTTTAACTATAAAATATTCTGAGCCTTTATGTAAAATAGTTAAAGAGCTTGACTATCAAAAAGAAATGCAATTTTTAATATCTCATGAACCAAGAAATAAATTTATACGTAATCTTGCTATTAAATCAGAAGGCAATACTTTAGTCTTATTTCAATTTGTAGAAAAACACGGTAAGATTTTGTATGATATGATTAAAGAAAAAGCACCAGATAAAACGGTACATTATGTTCATGGTGGGGTGAATACCCTAGACAGAGAAGATATACGTCATCAAACTGAGACTGATTCAAATACTATTATTGTTGCTTCATATGCTACCTTTTCTACAGGCATAAATATACCAAGTATACAGAATATTATATTTGCTTCACCTACTAAATCTAAGATCCGCAATCTACAATCAATCGGTAGAGGATTACGATTAAAGGATGGTAAAGATAAATTGACGTTGTACGATATATCAGATAATTTGCAATATAAATCTAAACGTAATCATACACTCAATCATTTTATAGAACGTCTTAAAATATATTCTGAAGAACAATTTGATTATACTTTACATGAGATTAATTTATGATAAGAGATACCTATGCAGTATTGAAGTTAGTAACCGGCGAAGAGGTATTATGCTCCGTCTTAGATGAAGATGAATATCAACTCATTACTATGTTTCCCATGGTAGTTAAATTAGTGCAACGTTTTGTTGGTAATAAACCAATTGAATCGGTTACACTTGCTCCATATAGTTACTTCTCTGCGGATGATGAATTTACTTTCCAGAAGAATCATGTCATATCATTTAAAGATATGGATTCTAATTATGTTGGAGTATATCATGATGCAGTAGATGATTTTATTCAAAATGCAGATAAACAAGCTACTAATAATGATACAATGGAAGATATACAGGGTGTTGTTGATAGAATTAATACAGCAATTGAAACCATAGTACCTAATCAAAATTCCTCAGACTCCAACACAGAAGAATATTCAGTAGATGAATTTGTTGATGTAATGGATAATCTAGTGGACCCAACTAAAAAGACTATACATTAGATATACTTTAGTGATTAAGTTGAAAGACCCAATACAGTTATAATATAACAAATTAGATTTTTTGTACAATTATTTTTTTATAAATTAAATAATAAATTAATTGTCATTTAAATAGAAGATATTATATAATGAATATATTAAATCAGTGAAAGAATACATTATGGCAATAGAAAAAAAAGAAAAGAAAAAACCAGTACATTACGTAAACAATAAAGAATTTTTAGAAGCTATTATAGTATATAAAAAAGATTGTTTGGATGCGGAAAATAGCGGTGATGAAAAACCACAAATTCCAGATTATCTAGGTGAATGTATATTAAAGATTGCACGTAAGCTTTCTAATAGGCCTAACTTTATTAATTATTCATATAAAGATGATATGATTCTTGATGGTATTGAGAATTGTATTGCGTACTTTGATAACTTTAATCCTGAAAAATCTTCAAATCCATTTTCATATTTTACCCAAATAATTTACTTTGCTTATTTACGTCGTATTGAAAAAGAAAAGAAACAAGCATATATTAAAGGTAAGTTAGTTAGGGATAATACACAAGAACAATTTATAGTTCAAGACCACGATAGAAACGAAGACTACTCTAATAGCTTTGTAGAATTTATGCAAGATAATGGTACATTTGATTCTAAGTTTGAAGAAAGGCAAAGAAAGAAAAAAGAAAAACCTATAACATCAGTATTATTAGATAACTTTATAGAAGAGGATACAAACCCTAATGACTAAGTTTGTTATTTTAGGTGATACTCATTTTGGCGCGCGGAATGATTCACGCAAATTCCATGATTACTTTGAGAAATTCTATAAAAATACTTTCTTTCCATACTTAGAAGAACATGGCATTACTGAAATAATACAATTAGGTGATTTGTTTGATAGACGAAAATTCATCAATTTTAACACACTTTCTGAGGTAAAACGCTACTTTTTTGATGAAATACAACGAAAAAACATACGTTTTACAACGCTTTTAGGTAACCATGATATATTTTGGAAAGAATCACTTTCAGTGAGCTCAAGCGGTTTAATCTTAGGAGAATATAATTTTACTTTAATTGATAAACCTGTTATAATAGATATTGATGGTACAAAAATAGATTTGATTCCATGGATTTGTAAAGAGAATGAAGAAGATGTATTTAAGTTCATTGATGAATCTAAATCAGATTTGTGTTTTGGTCATTTTGAAATAGCAGGATTTCCAATGTATCGTGGGCATACAGCATCAGATGGACTGTCTCATGATATGTTTGCTAAGTATGAATTAGTTTGTTCGGGTCATTATCATACAAGATCTAAACAAGAAAATATTACTTACGTTGGAACACCAGCAGAAATGACATGGCAAGATTATAATGATCCTCGTGGGTTTTCTGTGTTTGATACAGAAACTCGTGAATTATCTTTTATTCAAAATCCATATACCATACATGAAAAATTAGTCTATGATGATTTAGATAAAGAAGTCATTGATATATCTGAAATAGATTTAACTGATAAGTATGTTAAGATTGTAGTAGTGAATAAAACAGATCTATATAAGTTTGATTTGTTTATGAATAATGTATATCAAAGAGGCGCACATGACATTAAAATTATTGAAGACTTCTCAGAGTTTGAGAATGGAGAAATATCTACTGAAATTAATCTTGAAGATACCCTCAGTATATTATCAAATTATGTGGATTCGGTAAACACCACAGAAAATAAAGAAGAAATTAAAACAGTGCTGAAAGAATTATATCTTGAAGCAATACATCATGAGTCAATATAGGAGAAAGTTATGTTACATGAAATAAAAGAAGATAAGTTTTTAGCAACGGTTGAAGGAACAGGACAGGTATTACAAATTGTAGTACACAATGCACAAGGTCATGGCAATATTGTGCTAAATTTGCCTAGAAATGTTGCTGCTCAATTAGCTAAAGCGGTTAGTGATAGTATTTAAATCAGTATTTTGGAAGAATTTTCTTTCTACTGGTAGTCAAGGTAGTAAAGTTAATTTAAATAACCACGGTACAACATTAATTGTAGGTAAGAATGGTGAAGGGAAATCTACTATTCTTGATGCATTATGTTTTGCTTTGTTTAATAAACCATTTAGAAATGTTAATAAGAATCAATTAATCAATTCTATTAATGGGAAACAATGTGAAGCTGAAGTTGAATTTTCTATTGGGCCTAATGCATATAAAGTTAAACGGGCAATAAAACCTAATACGTTTGAAATATATTGTAATGATGAATTAGTTAATCAAGATGCCGCACTTAAAGATTATCAAAAAGTATTAGAACAACAAATACTTAAACTCAATTATAAAACATTTACTCAAGTAGTTATTCTTGGATCAGCTTCTTTTGTCCCATTTATGCAACTACCAGGTGGCCAACGCAGAGAAGTTATTGAAGATATTTTGGATATCAGAGTATTCTCTACAATGAATACTATTCTAAAAGATAAAATCATTGAAACAAAAGAAGAATTAAAAGATAAAGAAATAAAACTAAATAGCATTAAAGCTAAAGCTACAGCACAACAAAGAATTATTGAGTCGTTAGTTAATACTAAAGATCAAAACGTAAAAAGTATTACAGAAAAAATAGAAGCAAACAATAATATCATTAAACAAAAATCAAATCATATTACAGAGTTACTTTCACAAATAACTGAATTAAAGAATAGTATTAAAACTAAAGAAACTATAATAAAAGATATAGACTCTTGTAAGAATAATTCTAGTAAACTTAAACAGAAAAATTCAACGATTGATGAAAGTATAAACTTCTTTGAGAATAATGAAGTATGCCCATCATGTGAGCAAGGAATCCAACATGAACATAAAGATTCTATTATTGAAAAATTAACTATTAATAAACAAGAATATGATATAAAATTAACTATGTTAGATAGTGCATTAGACAAACTTACAGATCAATTACAAGTCATGCAAGATATATCTAATAAGATTACTGATATGAATATTGAAGTATCAACTGAAAATACTTCAGTACAAATACTAAATAAACTAAATGCAGATATGCAAAATGAAATTGCTAGTCTTAATTCAAATCAAGGTAATATTGAGCAAGAAAAGTCTACATTAAAATCATATGCATCAGAAGCATTAGAATTAAATAATGACCGTATGGAGATTAAAAAGAAAAGAAATCTTCAAGATATAGCATCATCTTTACTAAGAGATACTGGTATTAAAACTTCTATTATTAAAGAATACCTACCCGCTATGAATAAGTTAATTAATATGTACCTATCAGCCATGGATTTCTTTGTTAAGTTTGATTTAGATGAAAACTTTAATGAAGTGATTAAGTCCAGATACAGAGATGAATTTACATATGCTTCCTTCTCTGAAGGTGAGAAAATGAGAATTGACTTAGCCATATTATTCACTTGGAGACAAATCGCTAAAATGAAAAACTCTGTCAATACGAATCTGTTACTGCTAGACGAGATTTTTGATTCAAGTCTAGATGTTGCTGGAACAGATTACTTCCTATCTGTCATGGATAAATTGGGTGAAAACTCAAACATCTTTGTGATCTCTCATAAAGGCGATGTCCTTCTAGATAAATTCCAAAACAATATAAGATTTGAAAAAGTTAATGATTTCTCTAGAATAGTTGAAAATAGTTAAATTAATTATGTACTTTAATTAGTATTCGGTGTATAATTATTATATTAAATGGTTATATTAACTGTTTAACAATTGAGGAGAAATTATATTATGGCACATGAAATAGCAACAATGATCGACGGTAGAAGTGCAATGGCATATGTAGGTGAAACACCATGGCACGGCCTTGGACAACAATTAACCTATGATGCACCACTTGAAGTATGGGCAAAGGAATCTGGATTAGATTTTGAACTAGAAACTGCACCTATACAATATGGTGAAGACACTCTAACCTACACTGGTAAAAATGTTATGTATCGTAAAGACACAAAACAACCACTAGGTATTGTTTCAGACAAGTACAAAATCGTTCAACCATTAGAAGTATTAGAATTCTTTAGAGATATGGTTGGAAATGTAGCTAATCTAGAAACTGCAGGTGTACTACGCGATGGTGCAAACTACTGGGCACTAGCTAAAATGGATGGCGAATTCAATATTGCAGGTGATCAAGTTAACCAATACTTATTACTAGCATCTTCTGCTGACGGTACATTAGCAACTCAAGCAAGATTAACATCAGTACGTGTTGTATGTAATAATACATTGCAAGTTGCTACTGGTGGAAAAAAAGCTGAAGCAACAATTAGACACAACTCTGTGTATAATCCAACAATATTGCTTGAACAATTATCAAATTATAATCAAGCATTTAAAACATTTGAAGAAACTTCAAAAATTCTAGCAAATGTCAAAATGTCATCTAAACAAGCACTGAATGTGTTTGGACAAATCTTTGGTGGTGTTGAAGAAAATCAAAATGCTCCAACAGTACAACGCGCTTTAGCCTTATATAATGGTGAAGGTATCGGAGCTGATTTAGAGTCTTCAAAAGGAACTGCTTGGGGTGCTTTAAATGCAGTAACTCAGCTGGTTGATTGGGAAACTGCTAGATCAAGTAATGCAAGATTAAAAAATGCATGGTTTGGTCGAGGAGCTGAAGTTAAACAAAAGGCAGTGACTAAGTTACTGGAAGCTGCCTAATCATGTTAGTTGATGTCAATGTTTTAGGAACCACGTTTGAAGTAGAATGTGAGATGGAGGGGATAAACTCCTCCACGCTCATAGGTATTATTACTATATTTCACCATGGAGTGAATATGACTGATATGTTAAATGATTCAACTATAAAACTTATTGAAAATACATTGGAAGAACATTATGGCTAGTCATATGTGTAAATTTAATTTTAATGGTGAGGAATACTGGACTGAAGCTTATAATATTGTTGAGTTTAGATATGGATTCTGGATAAATGAGTATAAACAATATACTACAAATATTGAAGATGAAAAATATTGGATTCCGCCTTCAGCAATTAAATACGTGGTAAAGGATTAGTTAATGTTTAAATTTATAGAATTGAAAGAAGTACAAAAGCGCTATATATGTGAAGTTATCAAGCGGTATAACCATACAGCATCAGAGATTACTTTAAGTCAAATGAAAGAATATCATGATGCGTTAATACAAGTAAGAACAGAAGGCATTAAGATTGGATATCCTAATTGGTTGATTAAACCTAAAAATAAGATATCTATGGGAATTTATGGGTTTCCAATCCCTACAGAATCAGAAGTAGCAGATCTAAATAGTGGGAACAGTGTTCAGCAAATTAATATTGAAGACTATTCACCTATGTTTAAAACTGTTGTAGCGGAATATAATTTAATATAATGAAAAAAAGATTGTACTTTAATTCATTAATAGTATATAATGATACTATGATCAGTAAAATAAGTCGCGCTTTTACAAAGATCATTTTAAATAGCGACAATTTGAGGAGCAATATATGAGTTCAACACAGAAATTAATCAATCACCTGGTTAAAGGTAATGCTGTAACTGCAAAAGAAATCACAGGCAAATTTGGTCTAGCTAATCCGTCTGCTGCAATTCGGGCAATTCGTTTAAAAGGTTATGCGGTATATAATAATCCTGTAAAACTATGGGACGGAACCCCTTCATCAAAATACCGTATTGGTAAGCCTTCAAGAGCAATGATTGCTGCAGCATTTCGTGCAAAGTGATTAAAAATTCTAAGACTCTTTTAGATATTGAGGTGGCGCAAAGCCACCTCCCTTTAGGGTTATCAGTAATCCTAAGGAGAGGTGACTATGAATAAAGATATTTTAAAACAATCACAATCTAAAGATCACACTGGAGGTAGAAAGTTTGATGGTGGCAAACTACAGTATGGATTAATTCCACCAATAGCATTAAGAGAAATGGTAAAGGTACTTACAATTGGTGCAGAAAAATATGAACCAGATAATTGGAAAAGGGTACCAGATGCAAATAGAAGATATTTTGACGCAGCAATGAGACACATGTGGGCGTATAAAGAAGGTGAGCAATATGACACTGAAACTGGAATTACACACTTAGCACACGCTTTGTGTTGTATAATGTTTATGACTGAA